GCCGTTCTCGATCGACGCCACTCTGACCTTTTTCGACGGTCCTGACCCTGCTGTCGTGATGACTGCGGCAAGGGCAGCGGTGGACGAGTTTGTAGCGGCGCAGCGCCTGGTCGGCAGGGATATCCCGCGCGCCGGTATCATTGCGGCGCTCTACCGAAGTGGTGTGCAAAACGTCGCGCTGGTCTCACCAGCTGCGGATGTGGTGATCGCGGAAAATGAAGCCGCATTCTGCAACGCAATCAGCATCGTGTCGGGTGGGCTAGGTGACTGATCTGTTGTCCCTTCTGCCGCCCAATTCTACCAGTGTGGAGCTCGTTCTCGAGGCGGCAGTGTCCGCTGCTGTCGATATCGATATTCCCATTGTGGCGAACGCTCGCGCGGAAACTGCGGCGGCGGATCATCTGCCGTTTCTTGCCTGGGCGTTCTCGGTGGATTCTTGGGACACCTCTTGGGCGTCAGACGTCAAGCGCGCCGCTATCGCGAGTTCGGTGTCTATCCACCGGCGCAAGGGGACGGTGGGCTCGGTGCGTGATGCACTTACTGCATTCGGCTATGGCGATGCGGATATAGTGGAGGCCAGCCGTTCTCCCAAGCTGGACGCGGGCATGGCGCTTGATGAGGGCCACCGGCTCCATGATCTGACGCACTGGGCGTCCTATGCAGTTTACGTGAGCCAGCCGTTGCGGCTGCGCGAGGCTGAGTTTCTGGTTTCTGTCTTGGAAAAGGTCGCGCCGGCGCGGTGCCGGCTGCAACGGATTGAGGCGCGGGTGAACATCGCGCTCGATGAGGGCTACTCGCTCGACGAGGGGTGGTCTCTGGATACAACTTTTGAATTCGAGGTGACTTGATGGCTGATCTCATTCCGATGGCTGAAGATGCTACGTGGGTTCCTGAAATCCACCAGCGGCCAGCTGGCGAACCTTTGACGGGCGGTGCGCCTGATCTAGCCGCTGATAAGGGTTTTGCGAACGTCCCAACGCAGCAACTTGCAAAGCGGACCTCCTGGCTAAAACAGAAAGCCGACACGTTGCTGGCCTATTTTTCGGCCGGCAAGCTAAAGGCGTCTGTTTTGCCATCCACAGCAATGCAAACTGACAAGGTAAATACCTTGGAGTCTGGTGGCTCAATCATAGCGTATACAAAGGCGGCGGGTCCGGCTGTAGTTTTTGGCAGAAGTGAAATTCAACAAATCCTTATAGTCGGTGACGCCACGGGGAACTCACTTCAATCACTTAGTCCTACTGAAAACCCAAAAACCTTTAAGATAGATGTGTCGCAAGACGCCGGTGTGACTTTTGCCTCTTACAGCTTTAGATCAGACATCGCTGAAATTGCGGTTGGAGGTAACCCCGTTTGGACGGCAGGGAATTGCCCTAAATTCTTTGGGGCCGCTGGTTATCAAAAGCTGCAATCGGGTCTAATTCTTCAATGGGGCGGAGCTAATTCGCCCGACGTCGTATTCCCGATTGCTTTTCCCACCGCTATTTCTGGGGTCTATGGAACAGACCAAGGCAACGGGGCAAGTTATCTAGCAGTTTCGGCAAAAAGTAAAACAGGGGCGACTTTTGAAAGCGACCAAAACGATTATACTTTTGCTTACTTCGCGATCGGATATTGAAAATGGCTAAATTTGCGCACTTCCCTGCGGGCGGCGGTCAAGTCCTCGCCTTCTACGACGATGAAATTCACGACGCGATTCCGGTTCCGTCCCTGCCAATTCCTGACGACGTTTGGCTTGCGCATGTCTCGAATGAGGCTCTGGTTTGCGTCGAGGAAAACGACGGGGTGCCGGCGTTTGTTGCATTCCACCAGCCGGAGCCAACATTGCTAGAGGTCCAGACCAACGCGAAGCGGCAAATGGTGGCTTGGATCGATCGGCTGACGGATCAGCTCCGCGCTGATATCCCGCGCGACGAGGTAGCGTCCTGGCCCAGCAAGTCGGCCGAGGCCAAGGCCGTGATCGAAGGGGCGACGGTTGCGCCCATCCTCCAAGTGGAGGCTGATTTGGTCGGCTCGTCGTTGCGCGAAGTTGCAGAGACGATCGTGGCGCGGACGGCGTTTTATGAGACGGTTGTCGGCGCGGTAGCTGGGATCCGGCGCAACACCGTGGCGGCGATCGATGCCGCGACCGACGCCGAAGGAGTGGCGTTGGCTCTGGATGAAGCGCTGGCGACCGCGAGTGCCAAAGCCACCGAGCTCGGCCTGGTCGTCGCCGGCTGACCATGAGTTCGTACACCGCCATCAACGACTGGTGTGAGCCTGTCCCGGCGATCGCTGCCTTCCGCGTGACGCGGGCGGTGATCTGGGATGTCGGACGGCGAGGCTCCGGCCTCGTCGTCGTGGTGCCGGCCGGCTCGATCTTTGATGTGTCGGTTCCATCCTGTCTGCGGTGGCTGATCTCGCCAGCCGACCGCCAGTTCTTAAAAGCAGCGGCGCTGCACGATTACTTGCTGGGCCAGGGTTGGGACCGTGTCACAGCGGCTGCGGTTTTCCATGATGCGTTGGCTGCCGATTTGGTCGGCCGTCCTATGCGGTTGGCCATGTGGCTGGCGGTCAGCCTCTGGCGCTGGCGCTGACTGCGCCGGCTGCGCGCGGGGAACGCGCCAGAGGAATAGCGGCGCTCGCTGCGTGATCCTGCCTTCAACCACATCGGAGAGGTGATCATGTCTGCAAGTTTCCTGCACGGTGTCGAGGTTCTGGAAGTCGAATCCGGCACTCGTCCCATTAGCGTCGTCAACACGTCCGTTATCGGCATCGTCGGCACCGCGCCTGATGCCGATCCGCTCGTTTTCCCCTTGAACACGCCTGTCCTGGTCGCGGGCTCTCGCACCGAGGCGGCAAAGCTGGACACGGTCGGCACTGGCCTCGGCACTTTGCCAGCTGCCCTGGATGGCATCTTCGATCAAATCGGCGCTGTCGTGATCGTGGTTCGGGTCGATGTCGGGTTGGACGAGGCTGAAACCCTGGCAAATGTGATCGGCGGCGTGAATGCCACCGACGGCACCTTCGAGGGTGTGCATGCGCTGGCCGGCGCGGAGAGCGTCGTCGGGTTCGCACCGCGGATTCTGATCGCGCCTGGCTTTACCCACCAGCGTCCGACTGACCTGGCAAACCCTGTAGTGGCCGAGCTGGTCGGCTTGGCCGATCGTATGCGCGCAGTCATCATCCAGGATGGCCCAAACACCACCGACGCGGCCGCGATCGTGGCGGCCGGCGATTCTGGTTCCGATCGGGTTTATCTGGTCGATCCCTGGCACCTTGTTTTCGCGGGTGGCGATATTGTCGCCGTGCCTCCGTCGTCCCGCGTCGCTGGCATGATCGCCAAGTCGGACAACGACGTTGGCTTCTGGGCGTCGCCTTCCAATCGTGAAATCGCTGGCATCATCGGCTTGTCGCGTCCGATCGACTTTGTCCTGGGCGATCGCGCGTCGCGCGCAAACCTTTTGAACGAGGCCAAGGTCGCCACCACGATCCGCCAGAACGGTTTCCGCCTCTGGGGCAATCGGACGCTCTCGGCCGACGCGAAGTTCGCTTTCCTTTCGGTGCGGCGCACGGCCGATGTGCTGAATGCCTCCCTGCAGCGCGCTCACCTGTGGGCAATCGATCGCGGCATCACGCGGACCTATGTGGACGACGTGACCGATTCCGTGAACGGGTTCCTGCGTGACCTCAAGGCGCAAGGCGCTATTCTGGGCGGCACTTGCTGGGCCGATCCGGACCTGAACACGCCGACGGCTGTGGCCGACGGCAAGGTCTACTTTAATTTCGACTTTTCGCCAGTATATCCGGCCGAGCACATCACGTTCCGGTCGATCCTGGTCAATGACTACGTTGAGGAGGTGTTCGCGTAATGGCTGCCGAAGATATCATCAAATACCTAAATCTGGTCATCGACGGCCGGGGCTATGCTGGCAAGCTGAAGGAGTGGACGCCTCCCACTCTGGCCACCACCAATTTCGACTTTCGCGGGGGCGGCATGGACGCGCCGGTCGATGTCGAGACCGGAATGGAAAAGCTCACCTTCTCGGGTGTGCTGACCAGCTACGATGCCGATGTGCTGGCGCTCTGGGGTTTGAAGACCGGCGCTCAGACGCAGCTGACGGCGCGCGGCTCGATGGAAAGCCTCGACGGCACGGTTAAGCCGGTCGTGCACAACATGACCGGCAAAATCTTGAGCCTGGCGCGCGGGACGTGGGGGCCAGGCAACGAGCCGGCTCTGACGATCACTGGCTCGCTGACCTTCTACCGTGAAATCGTCAACGGCCGCGTTGTCCACGAGATCGATGTCATCAACATGGTCCGGTTTGTGGATGGCGTCGACCAGCTGGCTGCGCACCGCAAGAACCTGGGGATTTGATCGTGGATACGGATACTGATGCACCGGCCTTGCCGTCGTACCTCAAGCGGGCCGATGGCTCTGTCTCGATCGACTATTCGGACATTCCGGCGAAAATCGACGGCGGCTCTGTCCTCGAGCTCGTCATGCGCGAGCCGCGTGTCCAAGACCAGCTGTCCGTCGAGGGCAAGTCTGCGATGAAGGCCGAGGTCGCGATCTTTGCGAACCTCTGCGATCTGCCTCCGGAGGCGATCGCTGGTCTGTCGCTGAAACAGTACGGCCGGCTGCAGGAAGCCTACGCCTCTTTTTTGGCCTAGCGCCCACTGATGTGCGGCGGGGTCTTATGGACCTCGCCCACTACACCGGCTGGGGGCTTGAGGAGCTGATGCGGCTGTCGGTGTCTCGCTTCATCTGGTTCTTGGAAGGGCTGCCCAAAGCATGAGCCGCGATCAAAAACTAAAATCCACGATCACGATCGGTGCCGCGCTCGATGGCTCGATTAAATCGAGCGTGTCGTTCATCAAGAACGGCCTCGCGTCTGTCGGGTCTGAAATCAAGACCGTGACCAAGCGCCAGCAGGAGCTGGGCAAGCAGCGCCGGGTTCTCGAAAAGCAGGGCCAATCCGTCGCGCATCTCGATCGCGAGTATGAAGACCTGGCGCGGACGCTGGTCGATCTGGAACGTAAGCAGGAGCGCTACAATCGCGCGGCCGCTGCGTCGCGCCGTGTTGGCTCAACCTTTAAATCTATGGCGACTTCGGTGCGCCGCGACGCGCGCAACATTGCGGTCGGTGCCACGGCCGCAGCCGGCGCGATCTTCGGTATCGCCGCGTCCACCGCTGCGCTGGGCGACAACGTGGCAAAGACGGCCGATCGCCTTGGCATCGGCATCGGCGCTTTGCAGGAGCTGCGGTATGCGGCCGAGCGTACCGGCGTCGATGTCGGCACCTTCGACAAGGCGCTTGAGGGCATGCAGAAACGCCTGGGCGAAGCGGCAGGGGGTACCGGCACGGCCGTCGATGCTCTTAAGGCGCTGGGCCTGTCTGCATCCGATTTGATCGCTATGGATCCGGATGCGGCCTTCGCTGCGATCGCGGACGGTATGGCGGGGATCGAGTCCCAAGCTGAAAAGACGATTATCGCAAACGACCTGTTCGGCCGGTCTGGTGTCGCGCTGCTTAACACTTTGCGTGAAGGCAGCGACGGCCTCGAAAACCTGCGCGAGCAGGCGCGGCGCACCGGCTACGTGCTGTCTGAAGAAGCGGCGCGTGATGCCGAAGTGTTCCAGGATCGCTTGCTCGATGTGCAGCTGGTCATGAAGGGGCTGAAGAACACGGTCGGTGCCGAGCTTATGCCTGTCGTGTCAGACGCAATGGAGCGGTTCTCTACCTACGTGATCGAAAACCGCGAGCAAGTTGAGCGCTGGGCGTCCACCTTTGCCGATCGGGTCGGTGCCGCGATGCCGGTCGTGGTGGAGCTGGCTGGCGGCGTCGGCCGGATGATGTCAGTGACCGGCTCGGCTGCAGCTGCGGTGGCCGATTTGGTTGGCGGTTGGGACAACTTTGGAGTGATCATTGCCGGCATGGCGCTTGGCCGATCCATCCTTGCGGTTGGCAAGTTCGCAGGCGCGGTTGGTCAGCTGGGCTGGGCGCTCATTCGTTTGGCCGGCGCGGGCCCGCTTGTGTCTGGCGCTATCCGGATGATCGGTTCTGCTCTGCTGGCTAATCCGATCGGCTTGGCTGTCGCTGCGATCGCTGGTGGTGCCTACCTGATCTACAAGAATTGGGACAAGGTCGGGCCGTGGTTCCGTCGGCTCTGGGATGGGGTGCGGCAAACCTTCGGGGGTGTGGCTGACTTTGTCGTGGGTCTGTTCACCGGCGACATGAAGCGCGCGGCCGGTGGGGTCAAAGACGTCTGGTCTGGCATCGGTGGTTTTTTCGAGGATTACCTGTCCGGTATCGGCAACGCATTCATGTGGGCCTGGGATGGGACAATTGGGCCGTATGTCGAAAGATTGGCCGAGGCGGCTGGGTTCACTAACGCCTGGGTGAATGTGGGCGCTTGGTTCATTGACCTCTGGTCTGGCGTCAAAAGCACCTTTGGCGGTGTCCGTGATTTTGTGGTCGGTGTGTTCATGGACGACATGGGCGGGGCTATCGACGGCCTGCGCACCGCCTGGTCGGGCGTGGGATCGTTCTTCACCACCTTTTGGTCTG